CAGAACGGATCCACTGGGCAAAGCTGACACCGTACCCTCCCATCGGGTGAGGGAACTGCCTACACCACTCCAGGATCTTTTCCTGGTAGCTACAGCCGCTCATAATAGCATCCATGATGGCAATGGTGCAAATGGTATCATCCGTGAAACTACTCTCATTACTGAAAAGCTCAAAGTTGTAGTTCCTGGTGTTGTTGAACTCAAAACGTGATCCGATCACGTCACCTACTATTGCTCCTAACATCTTCTTTGTGGTTTTGTTATAACTTTCGATCTTCTAATTATGGCTTTCCTGGTTCTGTGCTCATCCTTTTCACTCAGACACTGCCAGAGCCATTCCTTACCAGCTCCTATCACCTCTTTTGGGATCTCTTCAAAGATAGCCGCTATTGATCCGAAATACCAGTTCTTTTTGCCCTGGTACGGCTCATTCAGCTCAACGTGTATGACATTGTTCTGCCTCATTTACTGCCTCCTTTCTTTGATTCATACTCTCTAATTGCCTCAATACCTTTCTGACAGACGTAGTAGTTAAAGCCCATACGCCTGAGGAAACCCATCTTAACCAGCCTACCCAGGTAAGCACCGCCACACCTCCAGGCTTTCTTACCAGCACAGGATCCATAGTCACCCTGGTTGCTCATGGATGTGAAAAGGTATTCCTTATCCAGATCCTTTCCCCAGAACTCCAGGGCAAACTCAAATGCCCTGATCGTACCACGCTTTTCCAACTTCTCTGAGACGATCTTTAACGCCTTGTATTGCTTATCATTTATCATATAACTGTGTTTATTGAACGCAAAATTACTATATTATTTCCGAAATACCAAATGTTTTGCAAGAAAAATGCAAAATTTACCTGGTTTATGCCTCAATGATAGTTGTTTTGCACGCAAAAGCTCCTGATTCTGTGCCAATATATGGGCTTGATCTTCGCCTTGCAAGGCTTACCCTCCTTATGATGGGTGTGCCAGGATTCACGGCAATACTCCATGTTTTGTTTGTGTATATCATCGACCCTGTAGCCAGTCAACTTATTTGCATATTCACGTAATTCATCCACGCTAAAAGGCATATCAAGCTCTTCAAGCTCCACAATATAGCCAACCGTCACCTCATCCTCCACAGCTTCCGCAAACCAATCCTCCAGAGCTTTAGTGATCTTTTCTATAGGCACATTACTCTCAGTGGCTATAATATCGGCATAGATGGAGATCTTATCCCTGTGTACTGTTTTGTAGCATCTTACATACATCATAGTTTACATTCCTTTTTGTACTCTTCATCCGTCAATATGTGCCAATATCCTTGATAGTCCTGGCAGAGCCAGTCCCCCTTTCGTGCTATATATTTATGTGAAAGATCCTCTTTGTAGTCCCACATAACACCAGGATATAGGTGATAGTAGTAGTTACCAGGCTCAATCTCAGGATTTTTTGTCACATAACTGACACAGTATAATTTCATTATATCAGTTACATTGTCACCAATCTTAATTGCATTGGCAAACTTACTCATACAGCCTCCTTTTCTTTCTTGAAATACCAATCCATTTCACAATCTCTACAGTCCCAAATATCCATAAGATCACCATCATCTATAATGGTTATATGCCTTGGTTTGACTACATGGATCATATAGACCTCATTCTTTTTGGCGAACTCTTCACCAAATTCCCTGACGGTCATTCCCTTTCGTGGAGCTTTATGGCGTTTATACTCCCATTTCTCCATAAACTTAACTATATTTGTCGTATAGTTGAAATTCACAAGACCGTCAACGATAGCATTACGCACAAGTCTCATAACGGCATTCTTCCATGTTTCATTCATAAAGTATGCCAATCCCCTATATACACAATCACCTGTATGGTTCTGATAAGGGTTACAATTATAATACACGAAATCCATAATAGTTACTTTTCTTTTTGTTCAAACTCATTACAAGCCTTGCACATCCTGGGTTTACAGTAGTAGATCACCTGATCCTTAAACTTAGGGTGTAGGATCTTCTTACGTTTCTTGAAACACACATAGGACAGATCCCAGGCGTTGATGGTAGCCTTACCCTTTCCCCAGTGCTTACAATCCTTGCACCTGGGATCATCAGCACCCTGGATCTTATTCAGCTTATCTACAAAGCCTCTCAGGGCTTTCTCGAATTGGTTGAAATCATCTTTCCTGGTGAATGCGGATCCAGGCTCTCCATGCCACTCAACAGACGTTTTCCCTCCATCCGTAAAGTCCAGCGTTACATTGATAACACCTCTCATTGATCGCCTCCTTTCTCAACAAATCTGATATTATTGTGATCGGATCTCTCATCATCGATACAAAGGTATTTCAGGCAGGGACTGTCTATGCCTTTGCAGCCTTTTAATGCGCATCCATCACATTCATCATCAGGATCCTGTTTCTGATCGTCTGGAAGAGCTGGCTTGCATACATACACCTTTCCTTTGTATTCCACCTCTGTACCGATCTTAACGTCACTGAGGCTTTCGTTTACCAGATCTTTCAGGTGCTCTTTGAGGTTTTTTCCAACGAATGAAGAGCTGGTATTTGCAAAACGTACATATCCATCAGTCTGGATGTAAATATCACCCTGATCATCATAGGCCACTATCAGTTTGCTCTCTCGATCATAGTCACTCTGGAGGGTTATCTGCTTATAGCCCTCATGGTCAATCCTGCCAGGTATCATCTTTTCTCTCATAGCTTAATCCTCTATTTTTATAAACAGCCGCTGGTTCCTACAGCTCTTGATCTCTTGATCACCCTCAAAAACAGGGTTCGTAAGACCATCAACGTACTTTTGACACTGTTTTCTGACTGGGCAGTGACACCCCTTACAGAATGTACTCATAGCTTAGCCCTCCCAAATATATCATAGTCAGAACTAACACTTATAGCATCGATAACAGAGTTTTCGCCTATACGATCACGGATGCTTTGTTTGATGTAGATCTTATTTCTATAGTCACAATAATACTCAGCAAGCCTCCAGATAAAAGCTCTCACATCTTCATCGTCATAATAGTCGTTTTTTACTCCAGACATCAGACCTATCTTATATAGATCACAGAAGCCAATAGTTTCCTTGATCATCCTGAGTGAGCTATCAAAGTCCACAATAGGCTCTATACTGGCAAACGTCTTAAAGCCTCTCTCATGTAGGATCCTCATAGCCTCAATACGCTCCTGGTTGGTGCTGGCTCCTGGTTCCTTACCATCACAACCTGTAAGGGTGAAACCGAATGCCAGGTGTGTTTTCCAGATCGCATTACGAATGAGGAAATGATCATTAACGAAGTCAGCCCGCTTAGTCAGGAACTGAACACGTACACCATGTGAAAGCGCACAGGCAGCAGCAGCCCAGTAGGTGCTTTTCACTCCTGGTAGGAACGGATCGCTGGAGAAAGTAAAGAACAGGCTGGTTGCTTTCAGTGCCTCCAGGTTTGCTACCAGTTCTTTCTCAAAGATCTCCAGGGCTTTCCGCTCATCCTTGAAACACTTTTTCAGGTGTGGCACATCATCCCAGACGTGGCTCAGGAAACCACGTTTACAATAACAATACTCACAGTCATTACTACACCCAGTGTAGAAATTGCAAGCCCAGGGCGCATATTCCCCAGCTTTGCCTTTCGGATTGTAAATGGCTTTGCCATTGAATCCATGCTTTGCAGCCTTTTTCGTTGTCTCTTTTTTCATATCCATTCCTTAATTGTATTTATATAAGTTTGCGGTACATAGTAGTTAAACTCACCTCTCTCCAGGGCTTCTATTTCAGCCCTCAGAGCCTCGATCTTTTTGTTTCTTACCTCCTGGCTGAAACCGAACAGATCAGCATCCACAGGCCGCTCTATGAGCCTCGTAAGCATTGATTTCTTTGCTTTCAGCAGAGAGGCTGACTTAACTTTGATATATTCCTCTCCCTGTAGGAGCGTCTGGGCACAGATCACCAGCTCAACCTTTCTCCTGGGGTGTCTTACCTTGATCCGTGCTGCCACATACTCAAAGTACCATTTCCATTGCTCAACGATCCACATAGGCAGTTTATTCCTGTAGTAAACCACCTCATCAACGTGGAATTTGTCATACACCATGATCTTAATGCAGATCTGGGGGGGCTCTTTTGTCTCTGCCATATCAGAATCTCAATTTAAGTTGTAATTCCTCTGGGTGCTTTCGGTAGTACTCCCTTATACACTTGATATTATCCTCTGCCATTTCCTGGCAGCTGTCAGAGGGTGAAAACCCAAATCGGCAGTGCCACTCTGGAACGTCTGGAGATCCTAACGTCTTGGTGTACTCCCAGTGTGGGCATTCCTTACATTTAGGTTTCTTTGCCATACGCTCTACTTGGTAAATCCCAGCTCTTTCTTACCCTCATTCACAGCCAGGTTAAAGCGTGCCCAAAGATCCTCATTCTTGAAGATGATATGTAGTGTACCTTTCTTATAGCACCTGAACTGGAAAAACTCACTCTCATGGAGGCTACTGTCACCGATCTTTACAAGTGCGATAGCCTGTCTTAGGCTCAGGTGTTCCCAGTCATCAAACTCATCAGCGTCCCTGTATGCCTGGAATCCCCATCCATGCGCTTGTTTCTTTGCCACCCCTTTCTCAGAAAGGTGATCCAGGCTGTCATAGTCAAGGCCAGTGAGAAAGCACATAACCTTATCTATGTCCCTGTACTCATCCCATCTGTAGCTGTCAGCAGAATAGTGTGATCCGTAACCATAGCTGATAAAGTAAGGCAGGATCACTTTCTTATTCACCTTAAACTGGCTGTTTGTTTTCCATCCCTCAGTCAGAACTGTGTTATCCTTGTGGAACTTTGTAAACATATCGTAAACGTCCACCACTGCCTTTTTCAGGATGTTCTTACTGTTGAGGCAAACAAACTGAATCAGTTTATAGATGTTATCCCTGTTAAGCTCATAGGCTCCCTGGCTCTCACAGAACTGATCAAACGTTTTTCTGAGATTAGCGGTCATATACTTTTCCATGCCCAGGTTAGTAATGATCTCTCTCCATGCCTTTGACTTTGCCGTGTTGAGGAAAGCGTTATAGGCCACTTGCATAGCATTGTCTGATTTACGCATAGCCGCCATTTGCTCACCTACCAGCTTGCTCACATCATCCGTGCTCATAAAAGCGGTAACGTAGAAGTCCAGCTTCTTACGTGCCTTGATAAACTCAATAGCCGCCTCCTGTGCCTTATCCCAGGCGTGAAGATAGTCACCTAACTTATCCACAATAGCCAGCTCAGATCCAGAGGCTACAGCATCCTTGAAGTCAGGCACACCATCCACCTTAGCATTGTCACCAAAGTCAATGTGCCAGCGGGAATCCTCAACGTTCTTATGCAGCCTAACCATTGCCACCTCCACATTGGTTTGTCTGCTTGCTCCACTGAAACACCTACCCAGGAACTCAACGGATCCGCTCTGCTCGATCACTGTTGCCAGACGTTTGCGGTTCATGCTGTATGGGTTCCTGATCGTCTCAGCATTCAGGAGGCATACTATATCGCCTGTAAACATCATATCCCAGGCGTGTAGGAGGTGATCACAGCCGTTACTGAAAGGAGGATTCATAACTATGAGGTCAAACGTGTGTGCGGGCTTGTATGAAAGGAAATCATCAGCCAGGATCTTATAGCCCTTACCCTGTAGCACCGGGGTAAGCTCTGGGTTGATCTCACAAGCGTACAGGTTCTGCTTAGGAACTTTGCAAGCGTATGAGTTTACCAGGTAATCCAGGATGGATCCTGTGCCAGCTGATGGCTCCAGGATCTGTAGGCGGTCAATTCCCTTTGTGTATGGTGATACCATCTTACGGATCACATCATCTGGAGTAGGGAAATACTCTGTGTCGAAAATATTCTGGCTCATATCAATAAACTCTTTGGTTTGTCAATTCCACATAGAATTTCTTACCAGCCAGGGACGGACGCTTTTGGAGTGCAAACGCCCTGAGATCCTTTTTGTCGTATTCCTCAACCACCTTTCCGCTGATGATCTTCGGGAACGGCTTACCTGTGTATTTCAGCTGGCAGAAGAAACTGCCATCACCCAGCATTACATCAATCAATTGTGTTTTGCCTTGTTTCTCTTTGTCTATCATAACTAAATATATCTGGGGTCAAACATTCTTGTTTTGCTCTTTTTACGAGCTTTTCTTGCTGATTCTTTTCGCTGTCTCATAGATTTAGAGCATTCCCGTCTATCTGAATATAGCAGACACTTTGATTCTGATTGAGGGCATCCGTGCTCACATCTATCATACATTCCACATCTAAATGAAGCATTCTTTTTGTCAATCATAAGTTATTTCTGCTTTTTAACTGGGTAGATCTCCCTGATGCTCTGGAGCGTGTCAGCATCTACCAGGGCAATACGCTTGTAGTATTTCTCACATCCAGCCTGGAAACCTCCACACCATTCCAGCCGCTGATCATACTGTTTCCTGGTGTTCTTTTCCACCTGATCAAGCTGATCATCCCAGATGGGGAAACCAGCACCGATCTTAATTTCATCCTGAGTGTCCTGCTGGAGCACTCTCACTGTAATAATATCCTTTGCCATATCTGTAGTGTTGCATTGTGGAGGGGCTTTCACCCCTCCTGGTTAATAACTATCTTCTTGTATTAGCGAACTCATCCCACATTTCCAAAGCCCAGTTAAGGGATCTCTCGTTATGTGCCAGGCACTTGTTAAAGAAGTCAGAGGCTTTCACTGGGTGAAGATCCAGGAGATCCCCTTTGCCGTTTCCGTTCCTGTAGCCCTCATAGCAGTGATCCTGAGCCTCCTTTTCCGTATCGAAGATAACGGCCTTAGTAGTCATTGGAAAGAAGCAGCAGCCTTTGTAGCCGTTGCCCTCTCCGACATAGCAATAATAGGTGTCACCACCCCATCCAGCCACAACAAAGCCAGCGGACTTTGAAAGCTGCCTGGCTTTCTCGATGTCCTTTTCCATCATATTGATGTAGTGCCTTTGCTCTGTAGAATAATTCTCAATCTGTGCCATAACTATACCCTCCTTATTTAATGTTATCGATAATGTATGTCTTATCCTCATCCCAAAGTGGGAGATCCATTCTGATCTTACGCTTGATCACCTTATCATGTCCTACCAGCAGGATAGCTTTGTGTAACAGCTCAACGTCACCAAAGCACTGTGCCCTCTCCAGGAGAAAGTCAACCAGGCTGTTACGCTCATCCCTCATGGCATCCAGTTTGTCTTTCAGGTTCTCTGCCTGTCTGAAATAGGTTGCCAACAGGATGCTCTCATGGTGCTTTTTGTAGTCCTTACAGAACTCATCCTTATCCATGTTACCAGCCTCCAGGTACATAGTCTCTACCTCTTTGTATTGATCCTCTGTCAGTTCAATACCTGTGCGCTCAAAAAACTCTTTCTGTGTCATAATCTGAAATTTTTAAATTAGTGTTGCATTTTTAAGTGTGTTTGCGAAACACAGTGCAAAGATAAATACTATTTCTGAAATAACAAAGTTTTTAAGCAAAAAATTTACCTGGTGAACGTGTTTTTAGTAATATTTAACCAATTTACCAGGTAAAATTTATCTGTGTTTGATGAACACATTACAAAAAATAGTGCTATATTTGCACCGAATTTTATATAAAATGCAACTTGATTATGAATAAAAAACTCTTTGAAAAGGTTAAAAGTCTGTGCAAGGACACTGGACTTTCGGAGAAGTACCTTAAAGCGATAACCGAAAAACTCGGTGGCAGCGTTGAGGATGATTCTACCGATGAGGCAGCGATTGAAACGGCTGCAAATTTGGTGGCAGACGTGGCTAAGGAGAGCCAGGCAGAAGCAACCAAATGGGCGCAAAAAATCAAGGATCCAAAGCGCAAGGATCCTAAAGTCGATGATGATCCAGACGATGACGATGATGACGATCCAGATGACGATGACGATGATCCAGCTCCCAAGAAAGGCGGCAAAAAGGATCCTATCGTTAAGATGCTCAAAAAGATGCAGAAGCAGATGGACGCTCAGAGTAAGGAGCTGGAGACCCTGAGAGGCGAAAGGGCAAAGGGTGAGCGTACCGCTAACATCCAGAAGCTGATGGAAGATCACAAAATCCCCAAGTATCTCCGTGATACGCTGGCTAAGTCAATAGCTGAGGGTGACGATGCTGAGGAAACCATTAAGAACTTCAAGCAGGGTTTGATCACCAACGGACTTGAAACCGAGGAAATAGAGGGTAAGAAGGTGGCAAGTGAAAAGCAGGTTGATGAGGCCGCTGATAACTTGCTGGAGTCAATAACAGCTAAATAAGTAAGAAGATGAAACGTAAGACCGATTCATTCACTGGCCAACGCCCAGTGTTTACAGGATCACCAAGTATCGTACCTGGCGGTTTCAATCTGGACGTGGTAAACCAGAGATTCAATGTGGGTGACACAATCCCCATTGGCACTGTTGCCAAGTTCGATGAACAGAGCAGGCTTGTGCAGATCCTGAAAACTGCTGAGGTGGTTGACATTGATTCAGATGACAACAAGATCGTGTCTCTGAAAGTTGCCGAGTTCTTCAAGCCTGTTTTCTGTGTTGGTGATAAGGTTGCAAAGGCTGGTGCTATCTCTGGCACTTTTGCCTCTGCTGTCTCTATCGCTGCCATTAACAAGACGAAGAGCACGTATGTAGTAACCCTCAGTGCCGCCATTACTGGCCTGGCTGTGGGTGATACTCTGGAAGAGGTGGTATCTGCTGCCTCTGCTGAGGTTGTTGCTGGTATCATGGTAACTCATGGTAACAGTGATCACATCTATGTAGTAACTCCTGGCCTTGACATCAAAGCTGGTGATAAGGTAATGAACTATCCGCTTGCAAGCGGTGCTCTCATTGCCAATGCCATTGCCGTTACCTCTTACGATCCTGTAAGCGGAAAGCTGGTTCTGGCATCAGATCCTACGGCTGCTGCTGTTGGTGATCAGCTGGTAAAGGTGTTTGCCGATGCTACTACAGCAACAAAGGCTGCAACTTCGCAGGCTGTTGCCGCTGAGAGGTTTACAGGTAACTCTGTAACCATCTGTGACGTGGATGTAGATGAGTTTGAGACACCTATTGACGTAACGGAAGATACGATGCAATATGCCCTCCTGGAGAGGCGTGTGCAGAAGATCCCAGCAAGTCAGAAAGATGCCTCTGGTAAGTTCCTGAAAGGCAATCCGCACATTAAGCTGTCTCAGTCGTACTAACCCTTTAATGCGATTAAGAAATGGTATCAATTTTCAAAACTTTCAAGGGCTTGCACAAGAATGGTGCTCCCCTTGACCTCCTGGCCACATGGAGGAAAACATTTGATAAAGCCTCTGAGCGTGAGGTGGCTTTGTTCCAGAAGATGTACTGCGATGAGTGGTTTGACTGGAATACGCCACAGATGAGCCTGACGGCTGAGGCTATTGTGGGTAAGTACAGGATCCGCTTCATGGCTACCCTGCTGGGTGACGAATCACCCACACCTCTGAGGCGTTCTGACGGTTTCGACATCTGGACTAAGGAGATCCCCCGTGTTGGTCACAAGTTCCCGATGGCAGCAAGGGACTATCGTAAGCTCCTGGAGATCTACGAGAATCCCCGCCTGAAAGAAGCCGATAAGGTAAGGGCTATCGAAAAGACCCTCAAGCATGATATGCAGGATGCCTACCTGGGTTGTAAGGATGTTATGGACTTCATCACCCTGACGATGATGACCAACTGGGGCGTTTGCCAGTTCACTCCTGACGTAAACAATCCTGGTGGACGTAGGTATGAGGTTGACTACCTCATGGGTGAGCAGAACAAGCTCATGTCCGCTTTCAACTGGACTACGGCCAACACTGCTGCTGGTAAGGTACAGCCTATTCTCATGCTTGCTATGATCTGTGCAGATCTCCGCACAAGGGGCGTTGAGCCTGGTGAGATCCTGATGAGCCAGGATCTGTACTTCTGGTTGAAGATGGACGCTACCACACGTCTGATGGCACATGGTAAGGACAAAGAGGCCAAGGTGGTTACTGAATCAGAGATGCAAACTCTGCTTTCAGAGAATAAGATCCCTGAGATCAGGGTGATCACCCGCAAGTTCGCCATTGACCGTGACGGTGTGCGTAAGACCCTGGAACCCTGGAACCACAACTTCATCTGTATCAAGCCCGCTGGTAAGATCGGTGAGATCCAGCCAGCCATTGAGGACAGTGAGCTGATGGAAGAGGAGAATGTGGACTACATGAACGCTGGTAACGGTATTCGTATCGCTAAGTGGCGTACAGGTGAATCCACCAACCAGGTAGCTGCTGAGTACACTCAGGGATCGGCACGTCTGCTGCCTCTGATCACTGAGATTGACGCTATCATCTGCCTCCAGGTACGTGGCATTACCGAAAAGCAAGTTCCTGCTGTTGACGGTAACGATCGTATGTACTGGACTAAGTATGAGTATGACAACGGCACAGCACCGTCTAACGATGCTCTCCCTGAGGGCTAAAATCTGTGACGTATGAAAGCCAAAGTCATATTTACGCTTATAGCTCTTGAAGCCTTTCGGAGTGTGACGGATCACAAGACCGTCCACTCCAAGGGTGACACCCTGGAAACCCAGGATGTGAAGCGTGTGAACAGTCTGGTGAGCCGTGGGCTTGCTGAGATCGTTTCTGCGGAGGCTGCAATAGAGGATGATCAGAAACCTGATCCTGCTGGCAATACTGGTAATGCTGGTAACGCTGGCGGCAAAGGCTCTGAAAAGCCTACTACTGTATCTTTCGACGGAAAGGACTACGATCTACAGGTCATCAAGGATGCCCTGGTTTCTATAGGAGTGATGTTTGCGCCTAACGCTGGCGTGAACGGCCTCACTAAGAAGATCGCAGACCTGACTGATGATCAGAAAGCGGCTCTGACTGAGAAACTTTCAACTAAAGAGTAAATCCTGATGGCAGACACTTACACGAAACTTGACGCTCTGATCGGTGAGCTGGATCCATACACACCCAGCCCAGCCGCTCTGAAAAAGAGCCTCATTGACGCTGGTATTACTGGCTTTGATGAGGAATACACCATAGCCGACAAAAAGGCCGTGGCAAAGGCCGCAATCACTGTGCTGAGGCGTTTGATAGTCCTTTCCTCTGACAGCATGGGCAAAAGCTCCCAGGGCTATAAGACAGAAGAGCTTGAAAAGCGTATCAAGGCACTGGCAGAGGATAACGGCCTGGAAGTCGAGGATTTCGTGGAAGTTCCGTCTGTCGAGGATGGATCAAGCAGATGGTAGGACATGGGTAGGTGGAATGGCACGTTCAGGTATCGAATCAAGG